CGGCTGGGCTTAGCGGAATCTTCTCTCAATCTGAGAGCCTCCGCATCTGACTTCTCGTTCCCTATAAGGATAAAGAGATGCCCGTAGCATCCAATGTCGTCATGCTCGACGGGGCGGCCGTTTCCAAAACGTTCGTCCCCACCAACCTCGCCGAAGGCGTCACGGGTTATGAAAACCGTGCCTCTGGAAACATGGCCATTTATGACGTTGCCTCGATTTCCGTCCGTCGCTCGCGCGCCGGTGGAAAAGGGACACGCATGACGCGGGTCGTGTGCAAAGTGAAGGTGGTTCAGCCCCAGGTTGTCGGAATCGCGGCTTCAGGCGTTACGCCACCCGTGAACGCGCAAGCAACCGCCTGGGCAAATATCGAGTTTATGGTGCCGGACGAGATGGCCTCAGCGAAGGTAGATGACATCTATGCCTTCACTGTCGGCTTCCTCTCGAACGCCAACATCAAAACCGCGATTTTGCAACGTGATCGCCCGACGGCCTAATCTCCGTTCTGTCGATCCGTCCTGACGTCAGCGTCGAAACTCGTTACTTACCGGCTGACACTTCTGTGTCTGCCTCACAGTTATCACTGGAGGAAGCATGTCTGATATATCAGAAAGCCGGCAGGCTGTTTGTGGCCCGCCACTTAACTCACCGCTCTGTGTGGGGATGTTCGCGTTGTTGTTTAACGAGACGTTCCTGCTTGGGGGCATCAAGTATGGGGAAGCTTCAGGGTTTATGGTCCGCCGTCAGGCGGAGCAGATGCTTCGGAAGTACCCCCACGCGTCGGACCTTGGTCTTGCGGCTAAGGATACGCGTGCTGTTGCTGCACGGGCCTTCTTACAGGCAGAGGAACAGTGTAAGGTTGTTAACCGCACCCTTGCATCCCGGACAGCAGCTCTTGAGAGCATACAGGACCCGATTGTCGCGGTCCTTCGGATCGCCAGTGCGAAGTTTCAAGACGTGCTGGAAGCCTCCTTCGATCCGAGTGGGCTGGCCTTTGGTTTTGGGCCAGGTAGCACTTCGTCGCTTCGCTACACTGAAGCAAACGCGTTGACGAAGTGCAGTTTACAAGAGTGGGAGGTAACACCCGCTTTTTCAAAGCACGCGTCGGTTGTAATGGACGCTATACCCTCGTTGACAATCTCGGAACTCCGACACGTCTGCGGTGGGGTGCTTTGTTTCGTTCCCAAGAACAGTGACACTGACCGAACTATCTTGATCGAGCCAGATTTGAACATCCTGGCTCAGCAAGGACTCGGTAAAGCCCTGCGCGCAGGCTTCGCCAAAGTATCTGGCATCGACCTGGACAACCAGGCTGATAAGGCCCGTGAGATGATTGCTTGCGATCGCTCATTGAGGCTGGCTACGGAGGATCTCTCCATGGCATCGGATACAATAGCCATAGCCACAGTCCGCCTGATCAGTACATATGCTCGTCCCCTCAGTCGTAGGGGGGCGGCATTCATGGCGGCACTCGAAACAGCACGAAGCCCTGCCTATCGGACTACCCGGAAATCAAAAACCGGAACCACCTTTGAAAAGTGGAGTTCAATGGGTAACAGCTACACCTTCGAACTAGAGTCTACGATCTTTTGGACTCTAGCTCATGCTGCTACGTTGGTATGCAACGAGAACCCGGAGGACGTTTCCATCTTCGGGGATGACATTATCGTTCCATGCACTGTTATCCCGCTGTTAAGGCGGGTGCTGGCGCACCTCGGTTTCCGCTCGAATGAAGAGAAGTCCTTCTGTGAAGGCCCTTTTCGCGAGACCTGTGGACGAGAGGTATACAACACACGGGATGTTTCACCGTTTCGCATCAAAACTCGAATCGTGTCTCACGGGCAGGTTTACTGGCTCGCAAACACGTTCAGGAAATGGTACAACCGTCTTTACGAGGTTGCCACCGAAGAGGGTGTTGACCTCCCTCTCCCGTTCGAGCTTTGGGGCTGGGTGTGGAAACACATACCAGCGAAGAACTTGTTAAAGGGGCCGGAGTCGCTCAATGGGATTGACCCCTGCGGCGATGGTCACCTACATGTGGAGGCCGAGTATTACCGGCCCTATATGCGTCGTTGCCTTCACGGGCACGAAGGTCACATGTTCTTTACGTGGGTTACTGAGCCTGCGTCCGTCACCTTTGATGAGGTTCCTTTGGCTTATGCGCTCAAGCAGGCAGAGGAGCTTTGCGCCGATTCGGCAGGTCGCCGAATCTCACGCGCCCTGGACCCTACTCCTCCGGAGGGTTCCTTGTTTTCTGGTGAGATTTATTCCACGGCTTGTTCTACGCGTGGGACCGGTG